ATGAAGGAGGGGGGTATCATTCGCGAGACCCCCCCCTATCTACTAAAAATAAATAGCCCTATTTAACTTTTACTTTTATTAGATCCTTAAAATTTTCAGGAGTAACTTTTACATAGATTCCTAAAAGATTTAAAGCAACTATTTCATCTATGGCTCTTTCTTGTTCTAAACTTTGATCTTGTTCTGTTAATTCATCATCATCTAAAACAATGCGGGCTAAATACGAACAAGTATAGTACCCTTTTGAAACATCAAAAGAATACCATTGATCAAACTCTGTAAATGGATTGAAAGGATTATCTAAAGTAGTAAGCATAACATTACTTCCTGATTCGTTATTGTTATCTACCATTTCAATTCTCCTTTCTTTTTATTCATTAAGTTCTTTTATTAATGTAGTTACTGAAATACCTAAAGCTTGTGCTACTTCAGCATTGGTTTTGCCTGCTGATAACATAGCCCTAGCACGAGCGCGTTTAGAAGTTGATAAACCAGTAGCAGTACGTGGAGTAGCTCTTACTTTTAATGCATCCAGGTCTGTATTTAATAGTATTTGGTTGAGTAAGCTTTTACTTACAGCCCCGGCTTGTATAGCTTCCCATTCCCTATCTGTTATTACTATATCAGATTTCTTTGCACCTGTTCTGATTCTCATTTCTTCTAGAACTTGACCTTTCAACTTCTTCAATTGATCAGGTTCCATATCGGGGTGCTTTTGTTTCTTTGCACGTACCTCTTTATTAGCTAGCAACTGCGCTTGTCTTTCTAGGGGTTTGTTTCTAAAGGCATTCCGTAGCTTACTCTTTAATACTGATACTTCTTCTGCATAAGTAGATACTGCCGATTTATTAGTAGTGCGCTCTACTACACGAAGAGAAGCTAGTCTAGCTTTGTTAGCAAGGGCTTTTAATTTATTAGCATGACTGGCATATACACTTTCAATTTTAGTTCCTGAAGACAATTCAAACGCATCATCTTTTTCTGCTAATTTAGTCGTCTTTGTAGTAACGGGTATTAATTTGCCAGTCTTCACATATGTAACTTTGCCAGTGACGGGATCAGTATGTTTCTTTCTTTCAGGATAGACTTTTCCTGTTTCTTCATACAATTTCTTTCCTGTTTTGGGATCCACATAAAGACGTTTTGTTTTTCCTGTTTTAGGATCAGTAACTAATTTTCCTTCAACTCTTTGAGAAACCCGTTCTTCTGAAGAAGCCCTTGAAATAAGAGTAGAAGCCCCAGAACGAGCACTTCCTTGATATTTCCTTTTTAATTCAGCAATATTGTTATCATTATATGAAGCTACATAATCTAACTTATGTTTTGGCGCATCAATTACAACCATAGAATGACGAACAGCTCTTGCTATTTCATCAGGATTCGCTCCTTTTATTGTCATATCAGTAATTAAATTTGATACATCACCCATTTTTCTTTGCTTAGTTTTCTCATCCATTACTGTCATACCGGAATAACCTTTATATTGTATTCTAGGTTCAAAATCTTTTAATCCAGCTAAAGGTGATGTTGATTTTATAATACCTGATTTGTTAGGTATAGCTATAACGGCATCTCCATCGAAATCAGCACCTGATAATCTTGCTGCTACTGATGGATGCATTCCAATAGCATCTTTAGAAGCTTTTCCTATATTTTTTACTGCTTCTGGATTTTTATTATTTACTGTTACTATAGGAATTTCAAAAGTTCCGCCATGAGGATGCCTAATTAAAGCTAAAACTTCTCCATTATCAAAATTGGGTGCAAATACTTCATTTTCTTTTAAAGAATTTACTGGAAGTATTACATATGTTCCTTGTCTTGGAAGAGCTGCAGCTTTCAAATGAACTGTTTGAGAATCAACATCATCTGCAAAACTATTTAATAAACGTTTTTTAACAGAAGGATTTGTTAATGATAAAATCTCATCTAATTCATCTGCTTTTAGATCATAAGCTAAACCTAATTGTTTTGATGCTAAACTATGATGTTGTTTTGAAAGAATTTGTGAAGACAGACTTTTTGACCATTCACCCCATTTTCCTTCTTCGTTAACCATATTTAAAGGAGATAAATGTTCTTGACCATTTTCATCTATAAAATGTTTTTGACGAATGGTGCTTTTAAAAGGATTATCTGGATCAGAGGATATAGGTTTGAAAATGTCATCTTTAGGAGTTCCTCTTTTTTTATTAACATTATAGACGATATCATAACCATCTGGAATATCATCATTATACATAGCCATGCCTTTCATATAGTGTGTGCCATCTAAACCTATTCTTACTTGAGCATAGCTATTTTCGCCAAGATCTAAATCGCGAACTCCTCTTCTCATTTCTATTACACCATCTTTGTTTATTCCCCCTTCTTCTCCATATCTAACATAAACCCTTTTACCATCTATAAATTTAGGAGGTTCTATTCCTCTTACTGTTCTTCCTCCATCTTCATAATATGAAGAGACAGTTTTAATATCTCCTCTATTTTTATAAACTTCAGCAAATTCTGTTCCTGGAGGAGTTAATACTTTATAGGTTGTTTCTTTTCCTGTTCCCAATTGCTTTTCTTTAATAGTATGAATTTCATATCCATCTTCTATAAGCAATTCTACAGCAGTATCTAATTTAGTTCTTGGTATATTTAAAAGAACTTCAGTGCCTTTACCAACATCTAAATATTTTTTATCACGAACTTCATCTGCTAAATTATCAGCAATCTTTTTTAAAACTTCGCCTTTTTCTTTTTGACCGGGTTCTAGCCAAGAACGAACAGTTGATTCATTTACGCCCATTCTTTTACCAATTGCGACATTAGAATAACCTTTATCCTTTAGACGAATGGCTTGTGCTACATTAGCAGCCTTTTCCTCATTAAAAGAAATTGATTTCAAAGCTCTAAGTTTTTTAATAGAAATGCCCATTCCTTTTGCTATTTCTAATTCAGAAAGGCCTTGTTTCTCTAATTCACGAAGTGATTTTTTAAAACTTCCTCTTTGAAAACCTTCTTTTCCGGAACCCCAAGGATAACGTCCACTACGTCTTGGCGTACCATAGTGTTTTATAACGCTCATGATTCCTCCTCATTGATCTGGTTTATTCTTTTATCAAAAAGAATCAATTTTTCCATAATATCAATTATACTTTCTGGTTCTGGTTCTAAATAAACAATATCATCAATTTGATAAATTCTTAATTCCATCTCAACATCCTGTGGTTTTACTTTATATTCTAAACAAAATAAAGCCGCATACACTTCTAATTGATGGAGGGATGTAGGAGTAATACCAGTTTTTAAATCATGAATTCTTAAAAAATTTTTTCTAAAAGAAATAGTATCAGCTGTGCCGAAAGCATTCATAGAATAAAACAAAACTTGCTCGGGGGTCATTCTATATCCAATAGCATCATTAACATATGAATTAAAAGTTTTTTTTGATTTTGGCAATTTAACACCTAATCTTACTAAATTCATAGCTAAATCGTGCAATTCGCTTCCTTTTCTAACAGCTAAATGCCTAAGGTAAGTAGCTACTAATTTATCTTCGCTATAATTGATCCAGTGATATTTACTTCCGGACAGAAAAGCGTGTGATCCGACCAGATTCGAGTGATCGTTGAAGTTCATAAAACACTTTCTCCTCATTCTCAGGATATATAAATCTAGCAAAGGACATTTCATCCAAAAGATCTACATAATATTCTTGATTAGGTTGAATTCTTGAATTTTCACTTTTCTTAATTTCAAAAGCTGCCCAAGTTCTTCCATATAACATCAACCAATCAGGAATACCCTGAATATATTCCGGATCATTTTTTAAAATAATAGCGCCTGGATATCTTAATGCGAGTTCATTAATTATCCTTTTTTGAAATTCTGATTCAGAAAGTGTCATTTTTTCTCCTTTCAAGAAAAAAAGAAAGAGAAATTTCTATAGTTTCTCCTTCTATATTAGAGCATGTTATTTTTGCGAATGTATTTTCTTTCGTTGAAATTTTGTTTTTTATCTAATGCTTTAGAAATCTCCTTATCTATCCAAGATTTAGATATTAAACGATAATAATACAAATTCACATAAGGTGTAGTTAGTCTATCTATTCTTCCTGCTGCTTGAGTCATTATTCTATATGAATAATTCAAAGAATAAAAAACTATAGCGTTTGTTTCTATACAATTCCAACCCTCTGAACCTGCTGTATATTGTACAAGATGAATCCATATTCTATCTTTTGAAATTGGATCATGAACATGACCATTATACTCAGTTATTGTTATATCTTTTATTGTTTTTAATAGATCAAGTTCATAATTAAAATTGTAAAATATAATTAATCTATTATGCTTTTTTATTAGCTCTTCAATAATTTTCAATCTACTATGATCACTATTAACAACTCTTCTAATTAAAAAGAATAATTCTACAATATTTTTAATAGGTTGATTATTATAAATATTCCATCTCTTTTTATCAATGATGTTAAATTTATCTTTATCAAAATCTACTAAAATATTTTGTTCATGTCTTATGGTTTTCTTTTCATAATCCATAAAAACTAAAACCTTTCTTTTTAATTTTTCTAAGTAACGTTCTTCTAAAAAGCGATCAATTTTTGGAAATTTTGTAAAGCTTTTAAATACGACATGTCTTCTCATAAACTCGGTTCTGTTTTTATAAAAACCATTAGCTATAAATACAGGAATATAATCTAGCCAATTATCACCAGGTGTTGCACTAAGTAAAATCCAATTATTATTTTTTACAACTTTTAAAAAAGATTTTACCCATGCGCCAGAGCCTATAACTCTTTGCTCATCAAAAATAAAAAAGGAATGTTTTATATCTGAATATTTTTTTATGTTATTCCATGAATCTACTGTAACCAAAATATTATTTATACTTGATTCCCTTTTTCTAGAAAGAGCAAAATTAGCACATTCACGTTCCCAATCTAACGTATCTCTTTTTTGTGCTGTTGTAATTATATATAAATCTTTGGGCATCTCATTCATATAATAATATGCAACAGCTACCAAAGATTTGCCAGAACCGACTCCACCACAAAGGATAGAGCCGGTTTTTAACTGGCTTAAAGCATTTTCTTGATGTTTAAAAAGGCGGATCTTCATCGTCTTCTGACGAAGGAATATTTCTATACTTGGCTTCAAACTCATCGACATTGATTGTAATGTACATAGTTTTCAAATAAGCTGAACGCCCAGTTCTTTTATTCACTTCCCAGTCATAAGGACGAATAGTGAGATCAACGCTTATAATCTCAGCCCAATCTAATGTCCCAATTGTTCTTTCATCAATTTCGGTTTTTCCAAATTTATTTAAAACCACAACTTTTGGAGGCCTGGATTTTTCTGTATATTTTACAGTTACTTTCAAATATGGTTGAGGTTCGTCATCTTCTTCTCTTGGGGATAAAACCCTAACGGGATACCCATTATTTTGAAGTCTTTCCGCTTGCTCATCATCTAAAAGAAAGCAAAAATTTCTATCACCTTCTTTATTAAATTGTTTTTCTTTTCCTGAAAAGTTTCGAAAAATTAAACGAACATCTTCAAAAGAAAGTGGTTGACGTTCATCTATTGGCATATTATTTCTCCTATTTCCTTTTTCGACGACCAAATTTACGTCGATTTTGTGGTTGCTTCTGCCGGTCATCGGCATATGCTTTTGTGGATTTAAAAGAACCATGACGATGTTTTGACACCCTTTCTTTCGTTACTGGTTTGAAAATTTCAAGGGGTTCAATTTTTCTAAGATCTTTTAAAAGCCCATTTATCTTATTTGAAAATTCTTTGAAATCCATATTTCTCCTTTTAATTTATTAGAACTTCAAGTTTAACAAATTCTTCAATATGATCAACAGCATTACGAACTAATTCATTATAATATTCTAAATCAATATCATTCTCCTTTCCAAGAGATTTAACAACTTCTGATTCTTGCCATCGATATCCTTTTGTTCCAGCGGCAGCATTATATTTATCTCCAGCTTCACGAACTAATAATCCTCCACCAGTTCCAGGTTTCATTGGGCAAAAAGAACCAGACTTTCCTACAAACGAATACTTATGTTCTCCTTCAGGAAGATCCTCATTCATGTCAAGATATAATGCGGTTGTTACTGATTTAATCTCGCATAAATCTTCAAATGAAATTGGTTCTTTGCTAAATAGAGTTTTAAATATATACGGATGAGCAAATTCTGCTCCAACAGCAGTCCAATGACCAGACTCATCTTTAGCAATATAAACAGCATCATTTACTAAAAGAAGTTTTGAATATGTCGCTTCATGTTCAAAGTCATAACCATACTTCTTGCCAAATTCAACAACCAAATCGACAAATTCTTCAGACTCCGAAGGGATCTTAATAGAGTCAGTTTTAATATGAACAACCTTAAAACCTCTATCTTGCATTTCGTACTTTAAATCAATCATAAATAAAGCGCCTCTTTTAGCTACTATATTGTCTTTATTTCTTGGATCTTTAAATTTATTATCAAATCTAGCTGATGTTAACCCATAAACTATATTAATAATAATCTTTAAAGCATAAGCTAATTCTTCTGAATTTTCTTCCGATACCAAATACTTGTCAAGTATTCCACCCAACATCTTTCTTGCCATGTCATAATTTTTATGTTTAATAGCAATACGAGCGTTCTTAATCTCGGAAAACGTACGAGTATAAGGGCCAAAGAGGTCCAGCAACTCGATAGAAGTGGGGTGCATGGAAGCCACATCGAGTAAATAAACATCTTGATAGAAACCAGGTTCAGCATATACATAACCCCCTTCGCCAACCTCTTCATTACGATATGTACTTTTACCCATTTCAAATTTATATCCTGGAAACAATTCGCTAAGATCTGTATATATAAACTTCTCTTGTGGGTTCTTGTCGTTTCCAAATATAATTTTTGCAGTGTGCATTTGGGTAGAATCATTAATTGTTAAACCACTTAACTCCGCAAGAATTTGTCTAGCTATAAAATCTTGTTTGCGATCTTCGAATACTGCTTCAGTAGATATGACATCATTTTCACAATATTCTCCAACTTTACTCCATAAATCCTCCGAAACTGGTTTATCAAATGGAAGACCTAATTCTTGATGTGTGATTCCTAATTCTAATTGAAACTTTTTAAGGCTTTGTTTCTTTGAACTAAAATCATAAATATCAGCATAAGATAAAGAATATGCTTCGCCAAATAAAGTAGATCTTCCAGTGTTTCCTATTATTTTAGAACTTAAATTAAAGATTTCTTCAATAGTGTATCCGATATATCTAGCATAAAGAATATGATTATCATATCTTCTGCAATTGAATCCTATTAATTTAATTTTAAATAAAGGCTCTAAATCTTCAGCTTTTGGATTAATCATATGAACAACTTTCTTATCTTTTCCTGCATATTTCCAACATACATATAACAAATTAGGAAATACTTCGACATCAAAGAAAGCTAATTCATCAGAATTATATTCTCCAAGATCTAAACTTGGTTCTTCGGATTTGAACTTCATTTTCGCAACGAGTTCTACACAATATTTAGATTGATTTGTACTTGATGTAGCAAACACAAAAACATCTTGTCTCATATCTGTTACATCATAATACATACCTGATTGATAAGCTTCTTCTAAAATTGTGTAAATAAAATCAATAGAGGGTTTAGTTGCTGGATGAATTTCTTTTAATAAATTTCTTTTTATTAAATTCCGAATTCCTTGTTCAGATTTAATAACATCAAAATTTAACACCTTTTCTCCTTTCAAAGGCAAACCGCTATTTATATTAGCTACTGGTATATTATTGCATTTGCTTAATTTCCTTCTTAATGATGCATCACCAGAAAATACTTTCACTTCTATTCCTTCAGAATATATACGACTTAACTGGCTAGGATCACCTTGATAAATATAATGCAAGTGCAAACCCGCTTGACTTTTACTATATTCAGCATATGTTGGAGGCCATTTAGTTGCGGCTTCTATATTTAATTCACTAGACTTTTCTCCATTTACTTTCAAATCAAAATCTATTACAATATGATTCTCAGGTAATTGTACATAATGCAGTTTTTTAGTGTTTAAGTCTTTTAATTTATATTTATTGTTACTCCAAGTTCTTACTGGTGCTCCAGTTTTATTTGATGCATATTGAGCAGAATATTCTTTTGCCAAATCGTCAAATAAAGACGTCGTATTATCAAGATTTATCCAACTAGCAATTGGTGTATCTTCTGGAGGTAGAAGACCAGATCTAAATTTTTCTTTTAGAAATCCTGAGTAATAACTTCTAACTTGTTTACCATCTATTCTAGTAACATCATTAAAAGATTTAAAATAATTCTTTAACTCATCTCTAAATTTATGTCTGGCTAATTTATATTCAACAGAAGATTCATCGCAAAATGTTTTGTATATGGTATAGGCTTGAGAAAGACTAACCCCATCTTGTTCTAAGAATAAATAATAATTCTCTTCAACAAAATTAAAGAATAAGTCTGTTTGCAACATCATCTCAAGTGGTCTATAACTTGAATAGTAATTCTTTCCCATTTTTTGATATATCTTTAAACACTTATTAGCTATTGCACCTAATTCGAAATCTATTCTTGACATTAAAGAAAAATATCTAACTACAGGAATTCTATTTCCAGAAGGTCTAACATCTATAAGTCTTCGAATTATTCCTGATTTAGCTTCGCTAATTTTAACTGGTTTATTTGTAGCCATGAATAAAAAGCAATTAGCTCTAGCTGAATAACTAGGTTTATATTTTTCATTCATGACTAATTCTTCGTGGGAAACTATACTATTTAATTTTGTATTGTCTTCAATTTTGCTAAGATCTCCATCATGTTGTATAGCTACCAGGGGATTATCCCTAAACACTTCAGTCGAAAAGCCGTTAGCCGATCCTGTAAGTGCTTTGGCGTCGAAGGTTGTGTAGTATCCTTTGAACAACTTTTGGAGTATATTAAGAAACGTAGATTTTCCTGTTCCTGCTTCTCCATAGAGGACGATAAATTTTTGTATCTCTCGAGCGTCTCCTGCGATAATCGAGCCAATGGCCCATTCAAGTTTCGCAAGTTCATCAGCATCATATAATGTCCCCAAAATTTCATTATAGGCATCGCATTCTCCTTCTTCTAAAGAATATGGCAAACGTTTTGATACATAATCTTTCTTAGTTATTTCTGTGTTTTGAAAAGTCAAATTTTCGTCTAATTGTTTCGAATTGTCTGACAAATGGGCAATATAATTTCTATATTGATTCCAAGAATTAGTAGAAAAAGTGGACATCAATTTCACAGAAACACTATCATCAGTCTTTACTTCTACACGATCTTTATATTCTAATAGTTCTTGATCCACTAATCTTTGAACGTCATATTCATCTGTAGACCATAATCCTTTCGTTTCGTCCCAAATCGCATAGAAGGATTTGCCACGAATCATAAGATCTTTCGACCTTACAACCTTGAAATCGGGATATATTTCAATCCCATTTTTCGTTCGCTTCTGCTTTATTTGATAGAAGTCCATATTTCTCCTTTTGCATTTTGTTACGTTTGTTACGTTTTTTTCGCATATTTCTAAAAACTTTTTAAAACTATCATTTTTTTCCCAGAAAGTTTATAGAGGAAAAAAGTGTAACAACGTAACAAAACAGTGTTTTTTGCTACTTTTTTCGTCATTTTGAGCGTAAAACAGAGACGAAAAACCTGTTACGTTTTTAAAAAAAAGTGTAACATTGTGACACTTTTTCGTAACACAAATAAATTTTTCAATAAAAATAA